CATCACCACTTCATCTTTCAGCAGGTTAAGAATGTTGCGATCCAGTTCTTCCGGCACGGCGTAGCCACCGTCTTCATCGGTACCCACCTGCAATGCCTTACGCTCCAGATCGCGCAGACCGTCTTCACGGCCTTTACGCAGGAAGCCCACAAACGCTTCTTTATGCTCGGTGGCCAGTTTATTTTGCGCACCACCTGCCGGACGTTTCAGCTCAAGCAGCTCTTTTTCAAGATCGCTTTTGAGGTTTTCCAGCTCGCTGAGTTTCCCGTTCAGGGTTTCCACCTGCCCGGCAAGTTTGCCTTTTTCCTGCTCAATCGCATCCACGCGCTTGTCGTTCTTTGCTTTGAAGTCGTCAAACTTCTGCTGCAGCTCCTGCGCGACCTGTTCGACATCTTTAATATCAACCGCCATCGTATTTCTCCTGATTAGAAGTTCAGATTTTTCAGTGCATTCAGTGCAGAGCCCACATCCTCAGCGTCGCGCAGGGACAGTGCGCCATAGCCCCCGGCCATGAATGCTTTGGCCTGGGTACGGGAGAGTCCGACATCACGCAGGACTCTTTCGATTTTTTTCTGTTCGGGGATTTCCCCGCGGGCCAGTGCGTTCTTGACGTCGCTGATCCGCGCCTCGTCGTTAGACGGGAACGTCACCAGGCTGACTTCCCAGAGGTCGATTTCTTTCAGCAGAAAGGCTTCTTTGCTCCGGTCGTATTCCCAGTCTTTCAGGACGTACCCAATAGAAAGGCCGGTTAACGAACCGGCCTTCATGTGTGCATGTGCGCGTTTTGCAAGGGGATCATCATCAATAAGCAACCGTCCCCTGACGTAAAGCCCGACATCGTCTTCCTTCATTTCGGTGTAAACACCGATGGGTTCATCCATGCGGTGCTGCCAGAGCAGCGCAGGTAACGCTTTTCTGTCACTCCACGCCCGCAGGGAAGCAGCAAATGCCCCGGACATCACCACATCATCGTGGCTGTCCTTTACACCAAAGACGGAGCCATACCCTTCAAACTCACCGGAGTCACTGACAGATTTCAGACTCAGCGGTACATCAAGACGTTGTTTCGTCTGCATTGGCGTTATCCTTCTGCTTACCGGCTTTACTGCCATCGGAGGGTTTCGTGGTCATGTTCATCGGTGTGAGATAGACATCACCACCGGGACGCGGATTCATATCTTCCAGGTCGCGGCAGTCATTGGGAGAGTAAATTCCCCAGTTGATCCCGGTGGCGTAGGCTTCAAAACGGGACTTCATATCCCCGCGCAGTAACGCCCCGGCGTTAAATTTGGCGTAATAAACGCCCTGCTTACTTTTTCGTACCAGTCCGGTGTTGATCCGCTGTTCGATGCGGGTCAGATACGGCACCAGTGAATAGTTGATAAATCCCAGCCCCAGCTCTTCGATATTGTTGAAGGTGGCGCGATCGGTGTTCTGCACCATGTGCAACGGCACCCGGAACAGACGACAGATTTCTTCAAGCTGAAACTTGCGGGTTTCCAGGAACTGGCTGTCCTCGGCGTTCAGCGCCATCGACTTCCAGTCCAGCCCCATCTCAAGGATCATCGGGCGGTGAGCATTGCCAAGCCCGGTGTGACGCTCCTCAAAATCTTTCTTCAGGCGCTCATAAGCCTGATCCGACAGCGTCTGTTCTGTACGCAACACACCGGACGTCACCGCACCATTGCTGAACAGTCTGGCCCCGTGCTCTTCGGTCGCTGCTGCCAGCGATATTGCCTCGCGGGCATAGGCGATGGGATTCAGTCCCACCAGACCGTCCAGCGTCAACGTGCGCACATGCCAGATATCTTCCTGGCTCAGTACATCCGTGGAACCGTCCGGGAATGTGACCTGATAGACCGGCTCCCAGCGACTGTTAAGCTTCGGTACCACACAACCGGGATCGACGGGCAGCAGTTCAGCCACTTCGCCAAATGCTTTCACTTTGTAGGCGTAAAAGTTTCCCCTCAGGCACAGACAGGTGACCACCAGCTCCCAGAACTCCTGCGGCGTCATATAGCCATTGGGATGCGTGGAGATCAGCTTATGCAGACGTTCGCCGGTGGCCCTCTGTTTCAGGCTGCCGTTCAGGTGATACAGATTGCAGGGCAACATCCCGACCGACTCTGCCAGCACTCTGACGCAGGAAAAAACCGCCGTCAGTCGCATGGCCCGCTGACTGCTGATCTGCTTTCCGGTATAGGTGTCGTAAGACAACCCGATGGCATCCGCCAGCTCTGCTGGTGTGGTCACCGGCGCGTCACTTTTTCGTTGAAATAATCCCGAAAAGAACACTATTTACCTCCGCCGACAGACGGCTGTGTACGGTCGAGATATCGCGCCACCAGCCACGACCAGAACAGGCACAGCACCCCGGCAACAACAAAACCCGCCGGGGGATAAATCAGCCAGGCACCATACGCCAGCAAAAGCGCACCCAGCACGCCCACCAGTGGCGCGAGAATTATCAGAAACATAATGACCTCGGTTAAAGCGAGCGGATGCCCACGCTGACCAGATGTTCAGACAGATCCAGCTCCGGTTCACCACCATTGACCAGCATCCGGCTCATTGCTGTAAACATCGCAACAGGGCCGTCGATTTTGGCTTCCAGCGTGGATTTATTCGGGAAGATATTGTCGTTTTTGTCCGGTTTTACCGTAACGTTAGACATCATCCAGTTCATGACCGGATGATTGCTGTGATGGAAACGCCCGGCATAGACCAGTGATTCCGTTTCCTTCATGGCCTCTGACAGATTGCGAACCGTCTGCGGAACCTCCACCAGCGGTATCCCTTCTTCAGCCAGTGCCAGGCTGAACTGCATCGCGCTCCACGGGTCAAATCCCAGTTCCCTGAGGTTTTCACCACCAATCCATTCCAGTAAGTCACTTTTTATCTGAGCATGATCGATAACATCACCATCCGTCAGAATCAGCTTATCCATCTCCGACCACTTCCGGTAAAGTTCTGCCTGCTGCCGCGAGCATCGTTCCAGCCGTCCTTCCGGAAGCCAGAATTTAAAATCGGCATGAACATGCCCGTTATCCGTTCGCCAGAGTTTTGCCGCCGCACAGATATCAATCTTATGAGCAAGGTCAACGCCGACCCACATGGGATACGTTTTCAGCTCATGTCGTGGGGCAATGTATTCGCACTTCTCCCACTTAATCATGTCCATCCAGGCAGACTCTGCTGTTACCCACACATTCATGTGTTTGGTAAAAAAATTCACCCGCGCAGAGACCTGTTCTTTCGCTTTTTTCGCCAGACGACGCAGATCATCCCAGCGTTTACAGATGCCCAGGCCGGGATTTGCTTTCTGCCAGACCGTTTCATCAAACGGATCATCTCCCTCATCGAGGGTGTAAATAATCGCAAAGTAGGAGTCGTCTTTTACAGCGCCCTCCACGTCGCTGTTATAGCCACGCAATACCTTGATGGCGTAATCACGCTGCTCGTAACAAATCCCTTCCTTGTTAAACCCTGCCGTGGTGATACCAAATAAAAGGGACTGCAGACGGGCACCGGTTGCCGTTTCCAGAACGTCCCACACGTCACGGGTTTTATGTGCATGCAGCTCATCAATAATGGCGCAGTGGATGTTCAGACCATCCAGGTTGTTTGCATCCGAAGAAAGCGGTTCAAATTTTGATGCGCTCTGCTCCTGGTAAATCGCCAGCTTGTTGAAATCAAACAACCGCCCGAGTGTCGACCGGGCTTTTCTGACCATATTTTTGGCGTCTTCAAACACGATTCTGGCCTGGTCACGCGTGGTTGCGGCTGAATACACCTCAGCTCCGCCTTCACCATCTGCCCCCGTCATATACAGGCCGATACCCGATGACAGAGTTGATTTTGCGTTTTTACGGGCGACTTCGTTGTACGCCGTCCGGAACCGGCGCACCATCACCGGACGTCCGCTGCCATCGCTGCGCATGACAACTTCTCCGGTCTCTTCATTGACCAGCGGAATGACAAAACCAAAAATATTAATGAGGATAAATACATGCCAGTCCATCAACTCAATGGGCTGGCCTGCCAGCGCCCCTTTTACATGAGGCACAAATTTGTAGAAATTCAGGATGTGCTGCGCACGGGGTTCACTGAAATAAATCCCCCGCTCTTCGCCGTACTTCAGATCATCAAGAAAACGCTGGCAGGCCAGGCGGACAAATTCGCCAGCAACAATTTCTCCTGCAACAACACGTTCGGCGTAGCGGATCCCGTCAGCCACTTTTGCCATCAGTCTCTCGCTTTTAAAAGCTCCGCCAGCGGATCAACATCATCCGGTCCGGCGATATTTACTTTAGCCCGGCTTGCCGGTGACATACCAAACTCTGCAAGCATTGCCCGGATCCGCTTCCAGGCATCCGCTTTCATTGCCGCCGCGGGGTGCGCCTTAATCAGTACATCACCGCTCTGCGTTTTCGTGCGGTAGGTATACCCCTCAACATCTAGTGTTTCGCAGTGATGCCGATATTCGGTGTAGGCTTCCACCAGCAACTCGAGTGCACGCGCATCAAGCTGAGAAATGATCCCTTCCGCATTCAGCTCTTCCGCCATTCGCCTGAACCAGTACTTCCCCTGTGCCCCTAAATGCTGCGGAATTTTAGGAAGACCTTTTTCATCCTTTTTAGCGGTTTTTTTGGGGTCTTTAACGGGGCGCTTTGAGGGGTTGCCTCGTATCAAATGCAGGCGTGGCGGGGTTTTCGGAGGTCCTGACATAATCGGTCTTACCTATCAATCGTTTGTTCACATTTCCAAAAAAAGTTTTCGAACCTGCGGCGATGTGAGGAAGGGTCAGGCGGCGGTACTGAGCAGCCAGGGTTGCAGAGATTTGACCCGCCCCTCCCCTACAGATGGGAACTGTTATCAATTGATGCGTTCGCGCGCTGTTTTTGCTTTATGACAGGGCCAGCACAGACTCTGCAGGTTACTGTCTGCATCCGTGCCACCATGAGCTTTCGGAATGATGTGGTCCACAGTTCTGGCTTCAACGGCTCTCCCATTGCGCAGGCAGTTCTGACACAGATGATTATCACGCTTCAGTATGCGCGCACGTGTGGCATCCCATTTCGAGCCATAGCCACGCTGGTGGCGGCTCAGTCCGCGTTGATGCTGTACCCATCCTTCGCCACGATGTTTATCGCAGTAACCAGAACTGTCTGTGGTTGTACCTGCACATCCACGCTTACGGCAGGCGCGTGGGATTCGTGATGGCATAAATACCTCATACCCTGCGAAATGTTTACCACGATAAAAAGGCTACTTAATGCACTGAGTGCGGATATATTCCTGCGCCCCTTCCAGTTGCATCTGCATCGTCATCAATCGGTCTCTGAGGGTGAAATAATCCCGTTCAGCGGTGTCTGCCAGTCGGGGGATGGTTGCATTATCCACGCTGGTGGGTCCGGTGGCTTCACGCACGGCTGCGGAGCAACTGGCATTGACCCGCAGGCGCTTACGGCCAGCGGCAACATCAGCGCGCAGAGTTTCATTTTCAGCTTTCGCATTGGCTAATTCTCTCGAGTACTTTGCATCGAGCGCAGCAACATCACGCTGACGCTGCTGCATGTCAGCGATGGTGGCGATCGCCTGCTTCAGCTCACTGACTTTTTTATCACGTTGTTCTTTGTAGGCGATGGCGTTATCACGGTAATGATTGACCGCCCACGACAGGCAGACGATAGTGCAGATAACCAGAGCATAAATAATCGCGGCGACTCTGCTCACTGATCTATTCCCCAACAGGCTAATGCGCTTTCCTGGTCACGACGAATAACCTGTCCATAGCAGTTATTTGAACGTATGCGGCAATCGCGCCCACCATCTTTTATCCACCAGCGAATCGCCTCGCATGCACTCTTACGATCACCGGCATTCAGCCGCTTATAAAACGTCGACGGGAAACACTTACCGGGGCCAATGTTATAGGGACAAAATGACGCTATACCCGCTTTCTGTGGTTCGGTCAGTGGTACTTTAATATTGCGCTCCACCCATGCCAGCGCCTTATCACGTTCAATAGCGTTAACCTGGTCGCATTTTTCCTTCGACAGCTTCATTCCCGGTATGACGGGCTTACCATCCACCATTGTGGCACCACGACAGATGGTCCATATACCGGAACCATCGCGGTATGCCGTAGTGTGGTTACCCTCTTTTTCATCCAGAAACTGGTCAAGTATTTGAGGAGCAGACGAGCCTGCAGCAATCAGCGCCAGAACGGCAGCCGACAGGCCGTATCTGATTTTTGCGTTCATGGATATTTATCAGGATTTATCGGTTTCTGCCCACGGACAGGTTTATCTGTTCCGGTCAGTGACTTAAGGTTGTGATTCCGGAGGAGTCTTCAGAGAA